TGTTCATCTCATTCGCAAACATAATGCAGTCCAAATGACCAGAGAAACAACGGTTGACAATATATGGAGGATACTCTTTTTCAAGAGTAGGATCTTCATCAAGCAAGTTCTTTTTGGTCTGATTGATTGAGTTCAGCCAGTCCTTTAAGTCCATAGTTAAAAAGTAGAAGTTCTTTTCGTTGTTTTTGTTCGCGCATGTACTCGCCTACGGAGCGCATTGTGTAAGTGAGGTCAAACTCTCCTGCGTTCCATTCTTTGAATCGGTCTTTAACCAACTGGTCGGCATTGTAACTGATAAGGCAATCCATAGAGCAAGAATCACAATCTGAGGCAAAACGATCATGATCGAATCCCTTGTGCATAGATCCCTTTTTACCGTAGAGATTATCTTTGATGTCATAAGGAGGGTCCAAATAAATGAATGCAGATTTCTCAGAACCTTCATCCAAAAGTTTGTCGTAGGAAAGATTGGTGATTTCCCAGTTCTTAATGATTTGAGAATAACCAGGCAGTTTATCTATTCCTCGCATCGAGAAGTTTGAATCAGATGCCTGGGCAGAAAAGGATGAGGACTCAGTGAGACCAGAAAAAGAGCACTTGTTAATAATGTAAAAACTAACGGCACGATGAAAGGGTTCAGTCCGTTTGGTTTCATGATTCAAATACTCCTTTGCTTCCAAGAACAATTGCTTTGCAGATACTGGTTCAGGATGACGATACTTCAACTGATTGAGTTCGTCACGCATCTTCTGCCCATCACTCTGCAGAGTCTTCCAGAAGTTGACCAGAGGTTCATACAGGTCATTCACCCAAACCTTGACAGTCGGATACTTCTTGGTGACATGAATTGCTACACTGCCACCACCGAGGAATGGTTCACGATACTCATCATACTCCCGAAGATCAGGGAAGTATTGATCCATCTTGGTACAAGCACGAGACTTGCCACCAGGATAACGGAGAGGTGTCTTGTATGCTTTCATCACAGAATCTCCTGAAGATTGTCAAGGATTTCAGCAGAGGTAATCTTCTTCTCTGCAGGTTTAATGTCTTTGGCAAGCATAGTAAAGTCTCCAGGAAGAAACTTGACCTTTGCGGTAGGTGATTTGGGAGTGTAGTAAATACGCTTCTCTACAGTCTCCCAATCAGTGATTCCAAGTGCCATGGACCCAGTATCCACAAGCAGCATGTAATCAAAAGTTTTTTCAATTACTTTGTTATCAGACTGAAAGTTCTTAAGAACGATGGATGATGTAGATCCATTCTTGTTAAACATCTTAAGTTTTCCTTTCATCTCATAGTTGACATTATCTTCAGAAGTAAAGTCAACACCATCTTTATAGTCACCAACATATTGAAGTTGACCGTCGCTCCACTTAGCAAAGGACTTTTCCTGCAACCAAGTGCGGATGGTCTTGAAGGCGTTTGATTTCATTTGAGTTGTATTGGTGGCGTTCACGCAACCAAAGAACTCTTCAAGGTTGATCCGACTGATGTCAAGATTCGGTTTCATAATCAGGTTCGTTGTATTTCAAAAATTCCCAGAAGGTCAATTTCATTTCCTTCTGAGTCATCCCACAGTGCTTGGCAGCGGCGGGCAAGTTCATTGTAGCACGAAACAGCGCCAAATTGGACTCTTTTACGTTTTGAGGTGTAGTCTTCACATTTGGTTCCACCAATTTGGATTTATCAATTTTTAGAAGACTCATAGCATATCTCCATAAGGTGTATCATCCTTGTGGAGGAGAACTCCATCAACCTTATCCATCAGGTCAAGCATACTTCCATGCATCAGACGGTATCCATATCCGACATAAAGTTGTCCGAAGAATACTGTTAGTGCCATAAATGCCCAGAAGTAATAATAGAACCTAGACTTAACTTGTGCTCTTAGTTTTGTTTTCATAGTACCAATTTCTTATTAGGTGCCTGAATGACAGAGAACATACTTTGGTATTGTTCTTCAATCTGGTCTTGCGTATCTGCAATATACACAATATACTTTTTAGTAATTTCAAGTTCCTCATCTTTACCTTTAAGAAGAGGAGACCAGGGAGCAAATCCCATCTGACCATTACCAGCAGGGACAGCAACAATAGGATTGCAGATGACTACAGAGTCATCTTTTTCTTCGATCAGGTCTGCAACGACATCTTCGCCAGACCACATACGCATCAGTTTAACATTCATTTTCAATTCCCTCCTTAATTACTTCCCAAAATGCTTCACCAGGAGATATATCACGTTCTTTTGATATATCTATAAGCATATTATAGCACTCTTCTCCCTCTTCACCGTAAAAATCAACTCTACCATCTTCCCATTCTTGAAATAATGTATTGAATTTTGGTTCAGTGAATATCATAAATTCATCATCATCTTGTTTTGATTTATTTGCAGTATTGCCACCATAATGTTTTACAGCAGCACGGGCATTTTCTCCTGGAGTTACATATTCTAAATTATCAACATGATTATTAGATGGATCGTGATCGATATGGTTGATAGTAACAGTTTCTTTAATCCAAATTTTTGCATCTTCTGGAATATGATCCCAACAATCTTTCAATCTATTGGGAGGATATTCATCCATAGGACGAAATGCTTCCATTACCAATTTATGCACTAAGCAATCTTTGTTTACATTGGAAGAACTTTTATTGGTTTTACAATATTGATGTTCAAAAAAATCTTCAGGAAACTTAAGGGAGACGTTCAATGCAAAGAGAGAACCTTTATTCAGCATCTTCCTTGGTCTCATGGGTCTCCGATAACTTAAGTCGTGGGATATGTAAAATCCTCCTCTCCCCCCGTGACTCTTTCTTTTCAAATGACTGCAAACATTTCCAAGATTTGATACAGAATACCAAGGATGTTCTTTACCATTAACTACAACTGTTCTCCATTCTTCTTTCATTTGAATTCACACTCCACCATTAGTTCAGTTAAACAAGCGAGCATATTTATCTCCTGGTCTGCTACGAACGCTCCCTGATACTGATACTTAGCGAGAACAAGGACAGCAGCAGGAATAGAACCAGGAACCAAGGTTTCGTAGCAAGCGTCATAAATGCGACGGAGAAGTACAGTAGTATCATTATCCAGATTACTGACGATCCACTTACGTACTTCAGGGAAGTTTTTATCTTTGAGATTCTTGACAAGTTCATTTACAGCAACATCAGAAAATGTAGCGAGAATACCCGCATCAATCTTACCACTTACAGAATACCTCTGAACTTCATTCAATACACGACGCCAATCAGGGAAGTGTTTATTGATGAGTTCTACCAGGACCTTGTTATCATATTCAACACCTTCTGCATCCAAGATTTCTTGGATTCGCTTGAAGAACTGAGCGGCAATGGACTGTCGGTCTTTTCCTTTGATTCCAAACTCAACAACGGAACATCGCGAGTGCAGGGGTTCAAGGATTTTATTTTTGTAGTTACAGGTGAAGATGAATCGGCAGTTGCCAGCAAACTCCTCAATAAATGCCCGAAGACAGAGTTGTACGTCGTTGGACGTATTGTCTGCCTCATCAATGATGATGACTTTGTGTTTAGCAGTTGCTGTAAGCGAAACGGTCGAAGCGAAGTTCTTCGCATTGTTTCGGACGGTATCCAAGAATCGCCCTTCATCGGATCCATTGATGACATAAACGTCAGCTCCAAGTTCATTACAGAGTGCCTTTGCCACTGTAGTCTTGCCGATACCAGGAGGACCAGCAAGAAGCATGTTAGGAATCTCTCCTTTATCTAGGAAGTCTTGAAACGTCTTCTTAGTAGAGGCAGGCAGAATACACTCAGAGATCGTCTTAGGACGATACTTCTCAACCCAAATAAAATCACTCATACTCACTCACCAATTTCATGAATAACGGGTTGTTCGTGTACCAGTATACGATACAACTCGGGATTATTACCAGCAGAAACTGGAAGAAATTCTGTATCTGGATTGAACTCATCATCACGGATCGCTTGATTGATCACAATAGAACCGTCTTCACCAGAAATACTACGATGATAAGTTCCGACAGGAACAACCAAAGCACCGCTCTTACGGTTCATGTGAACGATATGATACGGAAACTTCCAATCAAAGTTCACAAGTTCAAACGTTCTTTCTCCTGAGAGGACACGATTATGGTCCACTTGATGATGGTGGATATAGAACTGCTTTGCACCGATGACATCGTTTGGTGGTGAAATTGCTGGTCCTTCATGTACCACAAGATCAGATGCATTTGAATCATCTACCGAAATATCATAGAACACAACATCGGGTGTCTCTCGGAACACACGATGTTTACGAAATTGTACGCTACTCATGACAAAAGTTTACTAATACCAATTGTGGTCAGAAAACCGAGCATGATAACCATATCCCACATTTTGTATTTAATAAAATAAGGAATAGTTACAGAGTCGGCAACTAAGTGTACCACCACACCTAGTTTAGCATCAACATGTAAAACAACAAAGTAGGAAATGACGATAAGAGCACTTCCAAGTATCCTTAGATACTCAAGGAGTTTGACCGAATGTAGAATCATTCAAGTTTTCTAGTTATGAATTCTGAGGATATGTCTTTAGCACCCATAGCTTCATACATGTAAGTAGCACCAGATCTAGGATTTGTGTGATCTCCGCAGGTAAATACATCACAGACAGCTAAGTGCTTTTCAGGCCATGTATGAATACTGATATGACTTTCAGCAAGAAGTGCTATAGCAGTTACTCCACAAGGACTGAACTTATGAGAAGAAACGTCTAGTAAGGTGCTTTCAGATAATTGAGCGGCATTTGCTAGGACGTTACGAATGTGCGCCTCATCATCCAAAAGTCCAAAAGGACAACCCTTAAGGGTAAAGAGAATGTGTCTCATCCGAATGTAGAATCTGGTTCAAGTGCGATGAAATAAGTGAGGTTGTACTTTGCATTGGTAAACTTGGAAAGAAGTTTGGATGACACTACAACGTCATAGGCACCAGGAATAATCTTGATGTTCTCAATCTTGAAGTTGAAGGTGAACTCTTTGTCAGTTTCTCCAACAACAAACTCTTCTGCGTGAGAGGTGTCGTTCTTCTTGTCACGAACAACCAGTTTAACCACACCAGCACCACCAACAACAGACAGGTCAGGAAGTTGTAGAACAGCAGCAGCTTTCAGAACTTGAGAGAGGGTATTGCTATCCAGTTGGAAGCAAACATCCTGAGTCGGAAGACTGATTTCTTTTTCAGGAGGAGCGATAATAACAGCAGGGTCAGAATAGAAATACTTACCCCGACGATTACCTTCACGGTAGGCAAGATAACTTTCTTCTTTGAAATCTAAACCTGGATTGGTGTAAGTGCTCAGAATATTCAGAAGTTGATTCAGATCATACAGAGCGACATCACGAGGGAACTCTTCATCAATCTCTGCTTCAGCGAGAATGTTCTTAGCAACAGAGATGGTACGGAGTTTAGTACCCTGCTTCACAAGAATAGAGTTGTTAATACCAGCAAAATTCTTGAGGATAGTGAGAGTGTTGTCAGACAGTTTCATAGATTCGCGTAGTTTCATCACTGAGGGTAGGTTTCACGTTGTGCATTTTTGTCGTTGAAATGCATCAGAAGCACAGCATAGTGTAGAATCTTCATGATGTCACGACGGGCGGTGCCTTTCTTATCGTAACGAGAGGCATACTTGAGGATGTTGGATCGGCAGAATGCTTCACCATCACCACAAGCTTCAATCAGATCAAGTGTCTGAATTTTATCATCACCAGCAGAATAATGAGCGTTATAGGTTCCAGAAATATAATCCTGCAGTTCTTTGAGGATTGTATCCTCATCATATTTGTACCGATTAGAATCGTTATTCAT